GCAATCGATGCGATCGATGCACGCTCGGATGCGCTGCGCGGCGCATAACTGAAACGATGAAGCGAGGCTGGCGGGGGCTGGCCTCGCTCAATGTGCGGGGAATAGCATGGTTGGCTCGGTCGTCTATATCCCGCCGTTGCGAGGGACTGAACAGCTGCCCGGTGTGGGTGCGCCACCCATCCCCGCAAACGCACTGCTGAGCGCGATCAACGGGCAACCCCTCACAAGCGCCGTTGATGGCGATTACCTTCGGAGTGCTGCATAATGGGTGTTCTCAATCGTGATGAGATGGTTGCTGGTGGCATCGGCGCAGAACTGACCGCTGCGCTACTGTCGCGCCCCTTGCCGTATCTTGGCATGATCGGTGACAGTATCACAGCCAACAACTCGAACCACGCCGACCAGCTTAACCCGAATGCGTCGGCAAATTACATCAAGGGCGCGGACGGCATCATGCCTTGGGCGCTTGCCCTGTCGGGGCAGCGTTGCAGTGCCCCGACCGAAACATCGTCGTGGAGCTTCCCGGGGCAGGAAACGAGCCAGATCCTTGCTCAGCTACCGGCATTCCTCGCGCAGATGCCGATCAAGCCGGGCGCCGTGATTGTCGAGTGCGGCACCAACAACATTGGCCATGATGCGGCTGGTACGGGCGTTGGGTCGGTCGCCTCGATCACTGCTGACTGGGCATCGATCGCAACCTATTTGCAGCAGCAGGGCATCCGCACGATCTTCATTCCCATCCTGCCTCGGGTTGGCGGGGCTGGCCTATTCACGACGACCGCGCTGACGTTGGCTCAGTATGATGTGATCGACCGGTGCAACCGCTGGCTCAACCGGTTCGCGCACCGCTCGGGCGGATGGATCGCAGCCGCGACGGCATGCCTTGCCGATATCACGTTGCCCAGCGGGGTCGGCGCACAGCCGCGCACAGATTACACGCGTGACGGCACTCACCCCAGCGTCGCAGCGGCATTTTACATCGGCAAGGCGGTCGCGGCGATCGTGCGGACGTGGTTCCCGCCGCTTGATCTACTTCCGACGAGCAACATGGTGTGGGATGCAACCGCGCCTTACGGCAACATGATGCCAAACCCGATGCTCATCGGCTCGACTGGCACCGTCACTGCGCCGGGATCAGGGACGTTGGCAGGCACAGCCCCGAATAACTGGCAGATGACGATGAGCAGCACGGCGGGCCTGACCGTGACGGGATCGCAGGTCACATCGGCTGTTAGCGGCTTGCCGATGCACCAGTTTGTCGTTTCCGGCACATATACCCCGGTCGGCACCGGCACAGGGTCGCAGGCGTTCGCGCGATTGGTCGGCACCGTTCCATCGACAGCCGTCGCATCGATCGCTCCCGGCGACCGTATAGAAACGCTGATGGCTGTCGAAATCGATGCCGGTTCAAACTGCCTTGCTGATCCAACCCTGCAAATGCGGTGGAATGGGTCAGCTAACTATCACGCCGATATGTGGCCGTCCAACTCCTACGGGGTTGTACCAGGAGAGGCTATCAGCGCCGTATTGCGCACGCCCGCATATACGTACACCGCTACCCCCAGCGCCGGTAACGTTCAAATTCACGCCTACATGTATTTGCGCGACCTTCCGGCGACTTCGTTTTCTCCCACTGCGACAATCCGTATTGGTCGGATGTGCTTGCAAAAAGTGGAGGCTTAGAACATGCTCCGGCTACTAAACCGGGGGAGAGTTCTATGTTTTTACCTGATAGTCTGGATGTTCTCGACGCTCTGGATCAAGAAATTGAAGGGGCGACCGATGTTGCGGTTGTTCGGGATGCGCTGCGAGCGCTCATCGGTCACTTGCGCGCACAGGTTGAGTATCAAAATTCAGCTGGGGACATGTGCCCAGACTGATAGCCAGTTATTGGCTGGGGGTTGCTAGTAATGACCTTCCTCCGCCACCCCATCATGACGCTCGCAATCATTGTGATCGTGGCGATGAAGCTGATTGATGTGATGACAGCCGCATCGATACGACGGATGGTATTTCCACACAGTTCCACCGCCTGACGTTGTTCGTTGCGGTCGGGTCTTGCCGTATCATACAGCATGGCCCGTTCCATCACCCAGATTTGCAATGAAGCGCTAGGCGAAGTGCCGGCCTCGCTAATTACGTCGATTGATGATGGCTCACAAGGGGCACGGCACTGCCTTCGCCTTTATCCCGGCGTCGTGTCCGATCTAATCGAGCTGCACGATTGGGACTTCGCTAATCGGCGCGTGGCGCTTGCCGCAGTCGTGAACGACCGACCTGGTGAATGGGGTTTTGCGTATGCGCTCCCAGCCGATCTAGGGTCGCCGCGCGGGCTGGTGCCGCAGTATGCTGCGCCCGTTGCCTCAGTATGGGGCACGATAGTCTGTCCGGCCTATCCGGGGGGTAATCTGGCAGCGCAGTGGCAAGCTGAGATCGAATACCGGGTCGAGGAAGGCAAGCTGTACACATGGCTTGAAAATGCCACGCTAGATTATGTGAGCAACCTTACCGATCCGTCGATGTTCACTTCGTTGTTCTCGCGCGCGGTAGCGATGGAACTGGCGGCGCGGCTCGTCATGCCGATCCTCAATGATCGCCAGCGTCAAGGCGATCTTGGCAAGCAATCGGAGATGACTCGATCGCGTGCCATTGCCGACGATATCAACCGGAATAAGCGTAACGATCTTGATTTCACGAGCGACCGTGCGATGGCGCGCGGTGTCGGGTTCGGATCATTCGGGCGGCTTGGCTGATGGGCTCCGGCGTCAATCTTGGGCAAGTCAATTTCTCCAAGGGCGTACTCGCGCCCGAGCTGCATGCTCGCGTCGATATCACCTCGTACAGTGCGGGCCTTAAGCGTGGCGAGAATATCGTTATTCTGAAGCGCGGCGGGTTTCAGAACCGGCAAGGGACGCGGTTCATTTACGAACTGCCGGGGACCGGACGGCTATTCCCGTTTGAATACTCGATTGACCAGACCTATGCGCTGGCTTTCACGCAGGGGCAGATGCAGCCGTTCGCACTCGGCGGCGCGGTACTCGAAGGCGATATGCGGATCACCGCTATCTCGAAGACATCGCCTGCCGTTCTGACGATCCCCTATCACGGACTGGCGACGGGCGATGATATCTATATCACCGGGGTCGAGGGAATGACGCAAATCAACGATCGTGTCGCCAAGGTCACGGCCATTGACGCAAATACCATCAGCGTGCCGCTAGATAGCAGAGGATGGGACGCCTTCACGTCTAGCACCGGGACGCTGAACACTGCGCCGCCTCCGCCACCTCCGCCGCCTCCACCTGTCCCTGATCCGACGCCAACGCCATCTCCACCTGCGACGGGCGGCGGAGGTGGGGGCTTCGGTAGCAAGTTCGGGGAACCGAACGTGCAGATTCCCTGATGGGCGTAGCGCGTCTCTACAAGGTGGGTTCGCCCTACAACGCGGTAGAACTACCGAGCGTGGATTATGCTCAGTCGTTCGATACGATGTATCTTGTTCACATTGATCATCCGGTCGGGAAACTGACGCGGCAATCGCATACGAGCTGGCTGTTTTCCGATGTTGGTTTTGGCCCCAAGATTGACCCGCCAGCGACGGTTACGGCAACCGCCACCAACCCGAATACCGATTCAGCCAATAGCGGGAATGCGTACTTTCCGCAGCCGTTCCAGTACGTCGTGTCAGCAATCAACGAATCGAGTGGTCAGGAAAGCCGCGCATCGTCTGCATCGTCTGCAACGAACGATTTGAGCCTCAAGCGTAATGCCAATGGTATCGTCTGGTCAGCCGTTGCAGACGCTTCGCTTTATCGCATCTACAAGGCGACCAACACCGGAGCGTTCGGATACATAGGGGAAACTCAATCGCTGTCGTTCACGGACGATAATATCAATCCCGACTTGAGCGATGCGCCGATCATCGGGGACAACCCTTTCGCCGCGCCAGGCGATTATCCCTCATCGATCTGTTTCTTCGAGCAGCGGGCATTCTTCGGGCGCACGCGCAATCGTCCCAATGCCATCTATGGTTCGCGGTCGGCCGATTTCGAAAACATGGATCATGCGCGTCCGCTGAAGGGCGATGATGCGCTGTCCTTAGCTGCGACATCGGGCAAGGTGAACGCGGTCAACCAGCTAATCCCGGCCAACAATCTGCTCGCCCTAACCAGTGACAGCGTGTTCCAGATCGTCGGCGCGAATGATGACTATATCTCGCCGTCACCGCCACCAAAGGTGCGCCGCCAGAATGGGCGTGGGGCATCCGACCTCAAAGCGCTGCTGATTGATTCTGTGACATTCTTCCAGCCGAACATCGGGACGGAGGTTCGCACGCTCGGCTTCTCGTTCGAGATTGACGGGCTGACCTCCAACGACATCTCGATCTTCTCGCCGCAGTTCTTCCTCAATCATCGCATCGTGTCGTGGTGCTATGCAGAAGAGCCGCTGTCAGTGATCTGGGCGGTTCGTGACGATGGGCACCTGCTCGCGTTCACCTGGCAACAGGAACAGCAAGTCTGGGGCTGGACCGAGATGGTTGTGGATGGGTTCGTGGTGTCGGTCGCTGCTGTGCCAGAACGCGGAGAGGATCGGGTGTACCTGATTATCCGTCGAACGATTGGCGGTGTTGATCGATACTATGTCGAGCAAATGGGCTCGTCAAAATGGACGGATACAAAGCGGGCCATCTATCTCGATTGCGCGCGGGCCTATGCGTTCACCTCGCCGGTCATGACGGTTGATAAGCTCGATCATCTCGAAGGGCGCTCGGTGTGGGCGCTGGCAGACGGCTTTACGGTTAAAGGTCTTACGGTAATCAATGGCAGTGTCGCGCTTCCCAATGCCGCGTCGATCATCACGGTAGGCTTGCCAATGGTGGCAACCGCCGAAACGATGCCGCTGAATCTACAGCGTCCCGATGGCTCGGGGCTAGGCACGAAACAGACGACAGGCCGCGCGCACCTTCGGGTGGTGGATACGCTCGGTATTACAGCGGGTCGATCGGAGGCAACGCAGGAACCGGTCGTTACCCGCGAGGATGAGCCGCTGGGAACGCAGGCTGATCTCTTTACCGGTGTCGTGCGGATCGAGATGGATCAGCAGGTAGGTTTCGATACAACGGTCGTGATCCAGCAATCCAATCCGCTGCCTATGCGGGTGACAGCCGCATATCTGGAAGCCAGTGGCGCACGTTGAGCTGGTAGCGGCTCATCCGCGTCATATCGCGTCGATCGCTAGCCGTATGCGCGATGTCGATAAGATCGAGACTGCGGCGTTGGGGCATACGCCAAAACAGGCACTGCGCGCGGGGCTATCCCAGTCGCTGTGGGCTCTGACGGCATTGGTCGATGGTAAACCTGAAGCAATGCTTGGGGTCGTTGCAGAGTCGATGGTGGAAAGCGCAGGAACACCGTGGCTCTTGGGAACCGATGCGGTATATGAACGAGGTCGAGATATGCTTGTGAAGGGGCGGGACGTGGTTGCGCTGATGTTGAACACCTTCTCGCGGCTTGGCAATCTTGTTTCCGCAGATAACGATGCTGCTATCCGGTTGCTTAGGCGATGGGGTTTTAGCGTTGAAGGCGGTCCGGTTCATATCGGTGGCGTATCGTTCCTTCATTTCGGGATGACGCGCTGATGTGCCTTCCCGCTGCCCCGCTCGCGCTCGCCGCTGCTGGTATTGCTGCCGCAGGACAGGGCTATTCCGCACTGATGGCGAATGCCCAGGCGCGTGGCGCTGCGGCGCAGGATCGCGCGAATCAGGCGGAGGCCAACCGTTCCGCTGCCGATGCGCTTGAACGCGGCAATACCGAGCAACAGCAGCACTACCGCAAGGTATCTGCCGAGATGGGCGCTCAGCGGGCGGCTATGGCCGCGAACGGGCTTGATATAGGGTTTGGGTCAGCTGCTGATCTAGTCGGGGACACCGCGATGTACGGGCAGGAGGATGCCTCAACGATCGCAAAGAACACTGTTCGTGAAACGCGGGGCTATGAAATTCAGGCGGCAAACTTCGGACAACAGGCCGCGTCGCAAAAGCTGGCCGCAAAAGGCGCGATTGTCTCGGGCGTGTTCAACATGGGTTCTACGATCTTGGGCGGGGCTCAGCAGTATAAGAAGCTCAAGGCTGGGGGCGCTGGCTGATGCCTAGTGTTCCCGTATCGCAGGGTAATTCAGTCCGTCTCGCGCCTCGCCCGGTCGGGGCGGTCCAGCCTGTCCAACTCGACAACGCGCTTGGCGAGGGATTGCAGCAGGCAGGACAGTCGATCAGCCGGTTTGCCGAAGTGCAGAACGAGATTGGTATTGTCCACGACAATGCTGCGGCGAAGTTGCTGTATAACGACGCTGACAACCAAGTCCGGTCGCTCCTACGCACTGGCGAGGGGGCATTTTACACCAAGCAGGGGTTCGACGCAGTAGGCGCTCGCAAGCCGACCGAAGAAGCAATCGCGAAAATCCGTGCGGATACGATCGCCAAGGCCAAGTCGCCACGACAGGCGCTGGCATTTGGTACGGCGTTCGATGGCAGGATCGCGCCTGAACTCGATGGCATTGCGAACTATGCCAACACTCAGAACCGGGTCGAGGAAGCGCGCCAGTCGGATGCGCGCCTGACGAATGCCGCCAACGATGCGCTGGCTCACGCTGATAATCCTGAAGTATTCGGCAACCTCGTCGCGACTGGCATTGGCGAACTCACGTCGCAGGCAAAAGCCAACGGTATCAGCGGCGACGTGCTCAAGATGCAGGTGGCGAAATACGTCTCGGGCATCCATTCGAGCGTCGTTGATTCCAAGATGGTGGCTGATCCGGTGGAGGCATCGGTTTACCTCGATACGCACCGTGGTGATATGCTGCCGGAGGATCGAACGAAGCTACGGGCAAGCCTCCACGGACCGATGGTAGAGCGTGCTGGTTACGCCGCTGCGGATGTTGTCCTGCGAGATATGGTGGGCGCAACGCCTGCCACGCCTACGGCCACGATTGCGGGCCCGCTATCGGGCCGCATGATCGCAATCACGGCGCACAGTGAAAGCAGGAACAGAGATTACACGGCAAGCGGAGCTCTGATCACGTCCCCGAAGGGCGCTCAGGGCAAGATGCAGACAATGCCGGGTACGCAGACCGATCCTGGGTTTGGCGTCCGTCCTGCGGCGGACAATACGGTGGAAGAGAAAAACCGCGTTGGACGTGACTACCTTGCGGCAATGATGAAGCGTTATGCCGGTGATCCTGCAAAGGCATGGGCGGCATACAATGCGGGTCCGGGCAACGCCGCAAAAGGCACTGGTCTTGCGGGCGGCATGGCTCGCGCCGTGAAAGCTGGGCAGCCTGATAACTGGCTCGCGTTCATGCCTAAAGAGACGCAGGATTATGTTCGTCAAAACGTAGGCATGCTGAACGGCAAGGGTGTGACAGGGCCATCGGAGGCAGCGCCTGCGGGCACTGACCTCGGCGCAGCGATGAGCCGTCTCGATGCGCTCAACCTGCCGTTCGATGTGCGCAAGGCGGCGCAAGCTGAGATCGAACGGCGGGTTTCATTCGGGGATCGGCTCAAGTCGCGTGCTGAAAGCGATGCCAAAGACGGCGCGTACAAGGTTATAGACCAGCTTGGTGATGGGTTCACGTCGATCAATCAAATCCCTGCTGACGTGCGGCGCAACCTCTCGCCGGAAGTAACGCACTCGCTGAACGAGCAGGCGAAGCAGAATGCAGTCCCTAAGGAGGTGAAGCCGAACGGTGACGCGATCATCAATCTGCATCAGCTTGCTTATGTTGATCCGGAGAAATTTAAGGCGACTGATTTACGCACGCTTCGCCCGTATATGTCTCGCTCCGAATATGATTCTATCGCGACACAACAAGCGCAGATGATCGCTAAACCATCATCTGATACGCAGGTAACACACAGCCAGATTTGGCGGACGATCAACTTCTATGGCCGCGATATCGGTATTGATATGTCGGACCGGAAGAAGACTGAGAATGAGGATGCGTTCAAGGCTCGCCGCCAGGACGGCATGAAGCTGTTCACGGTCGTGAAGAATTATCTTGATACCCTCACACAGGGCAAGCGCACGCCAACAGATGACGAGCTCAAGAAGGCATACGATAACGCCATTATCCAGCGCGCGCGGGCTGATGGGACGGTTGGGCCGCGCTATCAGGACAGTAGCCTACCGACGAATAGCGTCGCCGTGCCAACGGCTGAGTTCTCGCGTATCCAAGCTTATCTGCGTGGCTCCGGCCAGCCGAGCGATCCGCAAAGCGTGT